CAGACTTGCTTGAAAAAAATGAATTTGATCCTGTAGAAAAAATTATCAAAGATGCTGTTCAAATATCTTTGCAAAGAGATATGGGCACAGACTATTTTATTGACCCTAAAGACAGACTAAATCGTTATTTTAATCAAGGTGGTCAAGTAAGCACAGGCTGGCCCCAGCTTGATAGATTGATGTATGGTGGNATGAGNAGGGCNGAANTAAATATTTTTGCTGGTGGTTCAGGCTCAGGTAAGTCTCTTATTATGATGAATTTGGCTCTTAACTTTTTNAATCAAGGGCTAAATGGTGTTTACATTACACTAGAACTTTCTGAAGAATTGACTTCGCTAAGAACAGATGCCATGCTTACTAACATGAGCACTAGAGATATTAGACGAGACATGGATTCTGTTGAATTACAAGTAAAAATGGCAGGCAAAAAGTTTGGGAAATATCGTGTTAAAGGTTTGCCAGCGCAAAGTAATGTAAACACAATACGAGGATATATCAACGAATTGCAAATTCAAACAGGTATGAAAATTGACTTTGTAATGGTTGATTATCTTGATCTTGTTATGCCGGTGTCTGTAAAAGTCAATCCTAACGATCAGTTTATCAAAGACAAATACGTAAGTGAAGAACTGCGCAATTTAGCTAAAGAATTAAACATTGTTATGGTTACTGCTTCTCAGTTGAATAGGTCGGCAGTAGAAGAGATCGAGTTTGATCACAGTCATATTGCTGGTGGTATTTCAAAGATTAACACAGCAGACTATGTTTTTGGTATTTTTACTTCTCGTTCTATGCGCGAAAGGGGCAAATATCAGATTCAGTGCATGAAATCTCGTAGTTCTACTGGGGTCGGTCAAAAGCTAGATTTAGAGTACGATGTTGAAACAATGCGTATCACAGACGATGACCCTGAGCAACCCAGTCACAGCAAGCCCCAAGCTAGTCCCAATCAAATTTTAGACAAAGTAAAGACTACAAGCACTGTAAATGATGAGGTCCACGATCAAGTAGAACCAGAATCCAAGAAAGTTGTAGCAGACGTTCAAAGTGCAAAATTAAAAAATTTGCTGAATACACTTAAGAAATAAATTCCTCTAATTAGACTAAATACACTATAAGGATTTACTTATGCAAAAGAAAACTAAAAGCCTTTTAGAAGAATTACAATCGATTGGAGAAAATAAAGATATTAATCATTTTATTGAATCCAGAGCCTCTAATGTAATTACCAGTGCTATTAATTTGATTGAACTAATGGATAAACATTATTCTTCTGATAAGGTAGAAGTTCTTGAAAGAAAGCTATTAAATGCTATCAAAAATAAAAATCAAGAAAAATTTACCAAAGTATTGAGGAAAAAGAATAATGAAGATAAACGAACTTAATGGTTACTTAAAAGTAGACGAAAGTTTATTAGGAGATTTTGGAAAAGCATTTGCTCAAAAAACTGCTGGAATATCTGGAGGAAAAAGTGTTAAGTCTCAAATGGCAAAAAACACTTTTATTCAAGACTTTGTAGATGATGCATTATCTGGACTAGAAGATGCAATCGAATCTGGCATCGTAGATCCAAACTCTAAAGATGAGCCATCTAAAGTAGACCCCAACACAGTACAACCTCAACAAGATCAGCAACAGCAACAGTCTCAAAAAAAGAAAGGACAATCTCAGGCTGATAGAAGAAAGTCTATTCAGCAGTTAAACAATTATATCAAAAAGATTGCACAAAACATAAAGGCTGAAAATAATCCGCAAGAAAAAATGAAGCGAGTTAAAGAAGTCATTAATGTTATGGCTGACAGAAAAGATTATCCTGAATGGGATAATGCTAAAAAAGCCGTTCAAAATATTATCCAAAATGCTGACATTGACAAAGCGTTTGCAGGATCGGCAGTTAAAAGACTTGAAACCGGTCAAACAATGACAGAGGCTTGGAAAATATACTTTATCAATAAACTGCTAGAATATACAAATTTTTCTTGGGACGATACTGGATTTGCTGTTCTTAAAGAAAGCAATAATTACTATCTTGTAGAAAGTTTAGAATACGAATTTGAATCATTATTTGAAAGTCTACTTAATGAAGAACCTAACAAGAAAACCGTTACACAGTGGCTGACAAGTTGGTTTGTTAATTATACAAAAGGAATTGATCTTTCAGAATACAAAGATGACATTGCTTCTTTAATTAACGCAGTTGAATGGCCTGCAAGAAAAGCTAAACCTGCGCTTCAAAAACTAGGGAAAGCAGCTTGGAGTATTGCAAAAGAACAAGGGGCCGATAAAGTAGATCAAGGTCAGTATCAAAATGAAATCCCTCAAAAACAAGATGACAATAATTCAGAGCCCAATGAAGAGATGTCGAGTCGAGAATTAGGGATGACAATTAGAGATCAATTAAAACAACTTCACAAAATAGATCCTAAAAGATATAATGAAATAGCAAAAGAACTTACGGGCAAGTAATGAGTATTTCAGATTCTTTTTCACAACTAACACGAACGTTAGAAAATATTGAAAAAAGAGTTGTTCTTAATGAAGGCGGAAACGTATTTAAAGACGAAGAAGGAAATATTCTAACACAACGTATACAGTTAGAAGACGTTTTACCTACTGTTCGCTGGCTAGAAAATTTAACAGGCTTAGATTTGACAGGTCAAGAGCGCGATGAAGCAGGTGTTCCTACTAGATGGTTAGGTAGCACAGGAAGAATGTCTGATTCTGGAGACATCGATTTAGTAGTAACAGATACTACAAAAGACGAACTATATCAAAAGTTACTTTCATTTGTTAACAAAAACAACTTAGAACCAAAAGAATGGATTAAAAAAGCCGGAGAGTTGCATTTTAGAACTCCTATTGCAGGCGATCCTGACAAGGGATATGTTCAAACAGATTTTAATTTTTACGCTGACGAAGACTCTACTAAATGGGCAAAATTTTACATGAGTGGCACAAGTCCTGAGTACAAAGGCTTCTATAGAAATGTGTTACTAAGCAGTTTAGCAAAGCCATTGGGATATAAACTAGGCGGAAACGGATTAATTGATCGTAGTACAAATGAACCTGTAAAAAATGGAAAAGATCCTGACTATGTTGCACAAGTATTGTTAGGCAAAGGGCATGACAAATCTGACTTAAGAACAGTAGAAAAAATCTATGACGCATTAAAAGACGATCCAAGACGTGATGAAAAACTTGCTGATTTTAGGGGTTTTATTGAAAAGCAAGGGATTGAAGAACCAAACATAGAACCACCTGTAAGTGAAGACAGCAGTCATTTTTTAGCTAGGCTTAGAGATCGTATTGTTAATCAAGGCATGGAAATGATTATTGAGTCTGAAAGAAAAGACCCAAGAATACCCCATCCTGAAGATGCGTTTTTAACAGGTGGCTCAGAAGCAGCCGATCATGCAATTAAGCAATTAGAAGATTCAGTTAATAATGCAGAAAAAGTAACTATCAAATGGGACGGTAAACCAGCATTAATTTGGGGCAGACTGCCAAATGGAAAATTAGCAGTCATGGACAAGTATATGTTTGATGCAGGCTATGCCGCACAAAGCCCTGAAGATTGGAAAAAATACGATAAAAACAAACGCTCTGGCACAATGCGCGGAGATTTATACACTAAACTAAATGCGATATGGCCCGGCTTAGATTTAGCAACAAAAGGCGATGGTTTTTATTGGGGAGACATGATGTGGGCTGGTCAGCTAAAACCACAAGATGGCGCATATCGATTTAAGCCTAATACTGTTGAATATGCTATTCCAGCAAACAGTGACTTAGGAAAGATGATTTCAGACAAAACAGGCGGCATTGTTGTTCATCAAAAATTTGCTAATCTCGGAGATAAAAATGCTGAGGTATGGAATGGCAAAGGATTAGAAAATGTTTCTGGAGGTGTAGCAATTATTAGTCCCAATGTTGGTATTAATTTTTCATTAAATATGCCATCGGAACTATTGAATACTGCTAAATCAACACTAAACAAATATCGTAAAGAAGTAGATGAATTATTATTCAGCATTCCAGCAAGNACTCGTGGCAAAATCAAAACTTATTTTAATCAAAGNATTGTAGGNAATACAAAAGAACCTNTACACAAATGGTTGTCTAGTCAAATTAGTGCCAAACAGTATCAAGCATTGGTATCGGGAAACCCTGATGAAAAAGGAAAATACAGTGCTGATTCAGATAATTTGCCTGGCAAGCTATTTACTTTGGAAAATGGCAAAGTAGTTCCTAGCACAGCGTATAAGGGTTTGACTGAAATTTGGAATTCAATATACAGACTAAAATTAAACTTAGCACAACAATTAGAGTCACAAGTTAAAGGTTTAAATCAAAGCACAGGAGGAAAGGCAGAGGGTGAAGGTTTCGTAGTGCCTACCTCAGACGGCTTAGTTAAACTAGTCAACCGTGGCTTATTCAGCACACAAAACGTTCAAAAAAATAACTAAAATTTTAAAATACTACACTATATTTTTTGTAAATTGGCATAAATATTAGTATGAGACAGCAGGTCTCAACTTATTAGGAGATTATAAAAATGGCACAATTTACAAGAGTTAATGGTGATCTTAAACCAGTATTACGCTTAGACAGCGATGGCTTTACTAATTCAGGCGCAAACGCAGTTGTTGATGGGGCAGTAGTTCAGCCTCAAGGTCCAAAGTTGGACTTCTTCACAGCTACAGCAAATGGCGCTTTGACAGGTGACGAAGTAGCAGCCGGTGTACAAGCTATCCAACAATTGGGTACAATTCACATGTATCAGTATGATGACGAAAGTGATGACACATTGTCTTTCGCTATCTACCCAACTGGTCAGTATTCAACTGCTGACATCGTAGTTGCATTAGAAGACGCAGGATGGGCAAACGCTGTTACAGTGACAGCCTCAGCTACCTTCTCTAACTAAGTCTAAGTTACAATAAAATTAGAAGCCCGAGTATAGAAATATGCTCGGGCTTTTTTGTAGCGTTAAATAAAAGTATGGCTCATCGTGTTCGTTGTTTTACGCTATTTGATATTACTGAAACAGGTGTACCAAATAGGTCCAAACCTCCTGAAAACAACGATAATGATTGGTTACTTAAAAGAAATACACAATGTAATTTTGATACAATTCTACAAGTTATATCATTAAGATCACAACCTGATATAGTTAGTAGCCCCAAGCTAATAAAAGAAATAAACTACGACTATTTTGGATTTTTGTATCAAAAAGAAAAGAAAATTAACAAATGCTGGACCTTTGAATTTGAAGTGCAACATACTAGCGTATTTGAAAATGAAAAGAGTATGTTGGGAGCACTGTATAATGATTGCGACCGTGTTCCAATGATAGTAGTTGACAATCAATCAAAATTAATTCCCGAGACTTTAGATATCAGCGATGAATTAAGAAATATATACTTTGAGGTAATATGACAAACAAGCAATTTAACAAGATAGAACGATTTTTTAAGCAAGAATTGACCCCAGAATTAAAAGATGTAACTGTTGCCGCTCACAACGGGGAGTATGAGTTATTTGGAAAATATAGAATTTTTAAGAACAATAAGGGTTTTTACGTTAGTTTTGAAAAAAAGAACGATGATGTAAAAGCAGAGTTTAATTCTTTGAAAAATGCAGTTGCCTGGTGCACATTAAATAGTACAAATCAGCGTATTGAAGCCAAAAATATTGAAAAATTAGACAGAAAATTATCTAGTTTAGATGTCAATATAGATATACACAGAACTTTGTCAAGAAACTCAAATTTAGACGAAGAAGCAAGATGGACACAGACAATCAAACTACAAGACGATATAAGAAAGAAAAAAGAACTTATCAAAGAACTAAAAACATTAATAAATAGTTCAAAGCGGATCCAACTTAAAAGATTTAAGATTCGAAAAAGCAACCAAAATTCTCACAGATAAGATAAATACAATAACGCAATTGGAATATAATTATGAAATTAACTGACCTTGACAATAAAAAGCACGCTGAAACTGCTTTAAAAGAAACTTTTGAATTAGATTTTGATGTTTCTTCATTAAACAAAAGCAAAACTGCTAGTATGCTTAAAAAAGTAAGTAAATTGGTTACTGAAGCAAAATCAGATCCAAATTTTTATGAAAATCAAACTAAACCTTCATACATGAAATTGGTTTTCATGGAGCAAGCACTCAATAAACATTATANAAATCTGTCTTTAGAACCCTCCCCTCAAGTTGTTGTTGAAGAAGAAATTATCAACGAAAACGAAGAAGTTGAAAAATCACAGGTGATTTTGGCAGCACAAGACATGGTTGATCAAGTTCAAAAAATGTATGAAAACATTAACGACATGATAGTAAAAGAATTGCCAGCATTGGTAGATTCTATCCAGTCTGAAATTGGTGTCAATGAAAGTGCCCAGTTTAAAGAAAAAGCAGGCGAGGCACTTAATTCGTTAGATTCTTCATTACAAGAAGCACGAGCGGCACTTGACGGCGCTTTAGGTACAATCACAGGAGAGCCAGAAATGCCTACTGATGATTTTGGTACTGATGAAGAATTACCTGCTGCCGGTGAAGAAGAAGTAGAAATGGACACTGAAACTGAAATTGATACTGACGAAGAACTTCCGGCACCAGATGAAGATGAAGATTCTTTGCCTGATGTAGTAGGTCGTGAAAAGAGATAACAATGCGCTTGCATGAGATTTTTGAAGACGTTAAAGATACTCAAAGCGCATTAGTTACAAAAATTGCGGCGATTACCAACCAGCTAGCACAAGACGTAGAAGAAGGAAATATACCTTCAGAATATAAAGTTGACGATTTATTAGATTATTTTAGATCGTATGACGTTATTTTGGATGTTACTGATTTATATAACATGATTAAAGTTCCTCCTTTAAAAGGCGTAATTAGCAATATTCAAGGCGATGATGTTGTGTTTAAAGGTCAAGAAGAAACAGATGTCGAAGCTCCTGAAGACGAAAGCAAAAAAGTAGTTGCACAGATGGCAAAAAGTGCAATGAAAAATTAATCCTTTTTTCTTGACTGTAATACAAAAATGTTCTATCATAGACTGATATTATAGGTATTTTATGATTACAATAACAGAAAACGCAGAAAACCGAATCAAATATTACTTAAACAAAGAAGAAAAGAACTATTCAGGTATTAGAGTATCTGTTAAAAAAACAGGTTGCTCAGGATACATGTATGTTTTTGACTTTGTTGAAAATCCTCCCGAAACAGATATTGTTGTTGAAGGCAATGAATGCAAAGTGTTTATTGACAGTGAAGCTGTCAAATATCTAGAGGGTTCTACATTAGATTATCAAAAGAATTTTTTAAACGAGCATTTTGAATTTATTAACCCAAACGAAACCGCACGTTGTGGATGCGGTGAAAGTTTTACAGTATGACCTTAACACAAAAATATGATTATAAAGAACTTAAAAAGAAAAACATAAATGGTTCTAGGAAATACGTAACTCCAGACGGTTTTGCTGTACCCAGCGTTACTACTATCCTTAATGCTACGCAGTCAGAAGAAAAGAAACAAGCGTTAAATGAATGGCGCAAACGTGTAGGACATCAAAAAGCACAAGAAATTACTACTGAGGCTGCTGGTCGGGGCACTCGCATGCACAAATGGCTAGAAGATTATGTGATTGAGGGTAAAATAGGTACGCCTGGTAGCAATCCTTATAGTCAACACAGTCATAGCATGGCTCAGTTAATTATCGACAATGGTTTAAAAAATTGCCAAGAATTTTGGGGGACAGAAGTTAGTCTTTACTTTCCTGAAGTATATGCAGGTACTACTGATTTGGTAGGAGTACATGATAATTCTGAGTCTATCCTAGATTTTAAACAAACAAATAAACCCAAAAAGCGCGAATGGATTGATGATTATTTTATCCAATTGGCTGCATACGCAACAGCACACAACGAAGTATATGGCACCAAGATACGCAAAGGGGTAATTCTTATGGCTTCAGCACCAAAACAAGAAGGAAATACTTGGTCTAAGCCCCAATATCAAGAATTTATTATTGAAAATGCTGAGTTCGATAGCTATGTAAGCAAATGGTTTGAAAAATTAGAAACATATTACTCTTCTTTCCTTTAGAGATAAAAAGGAAAAAGCATAAATAAGTGTAACTACATTCACAAGGTAAAATTACACTTATGGCAATCATCCAAATTAGTAAACTACAACAAAGATCAGGTAACTTAGTCGATCTTCCTCAGTTAGACGAAGCGGAACTTGGTTGGGCATCAGATGAAAGACGTTTATTTATAGGAAAAACAACACCTAACGAAAACGTTGAGATATTGACTAGCTATTCTGATATTAGCTTTAGTCAGTTAACTGGTAGTGTAGGAAATCTAAACATCAATCCAGTAACTCTTGCTGAAGGGCAAGTATTATCATACAATGGTGAAAACTGGGTCAATAAAGGCAGAGATGCAGGCGGACTTTTAACACTTGGTGATGTAGGGAATGTCAAACTTGACGGTGGTGCCATTGGTTACGTATTAGAAACAGATGGTACAGGAAATCTTTCTTGGTCACCTAAAGGGTTTTTATTTACAGACATCGAAGATTTAACTCCAGATGCAGGAAATACTCAAGGCTATGGTGCTAACGCAGTTGTTATGACTGTAGCAGAAACTACTCCTTATTTTAATTTAGCAGAAATTACAATATCAGGAGTAGAAGGAAATTCAAACTCTAATGTTAATGCTAGAACATTTTATCTGCAATTAAGTGACGACTACCCCACATCTGGAAATGTAATATTATTTACAGATACGGATGCAAACAGTGTGTTTATAGATGGAGATATAACATACACTAACGATCCTAATTCACTAGCTGTTGCAACTTCTGCCGCTTTAGGAACAGGTGGAGGTATCGGTGGAGGGGCCGCGCGCCCACCAGTTGGAGCTGTACAATATAACGATGGCGGATTGCTAGAAGGTAACAACCAGTTTACCTTCAATAAAAGCACCAATTCACTTAATGTAGGTGGCAACATTGATGCTACTAATTTTAATGCTAGCAATGAAGTATATGCTAGCAGAT